TTTGGCAAAGGAGATAACGGAGATAGTGAAGGAGATGAAGGAACAACCCCAGACGGCTTAGCTGTATACGGATGGTTTCACATCATCGAATCACTTGCAGAACGGGACATAACAAAGTTTGACGCTGTGACAGAGCGCGGAGTATATGAAGTATTTACGCATCTAACGTACCTAGCGGATTACGTGTATGTGCAAAAAGTAGAAATGAGAAAACGACATAACTAATGAATAGTTACAACTATAGTTACAACGTGCTAATCAATCGACTTGAGGCATTTGCTGCAGGTCACTTTTTGATTAAGCGATTTACGCACGGGCAAATTGATTTAGCCGACCAACTTCAGGATGATCAATACCCATTCATGCACGTAACACCTGATACGATAGAACCTGTACAGGGTGGTATGCAGTTTGGCTTTCACATTATGTTTGCGGATATACCCCGTGACAAAGAATACAAAGCCGAATACCAGCGTGAAGTCATTAGCGACTGTGTGCGATTAGGTCAAGACCTTGTAGCCGAAGTCAAGAACGGACTACAGTTATTTGGATTTGATGTGCAGCTTATCAATGATGTGGTCTTTGAACCTTTTATGGAGGAACAAAAGAACACGGTCACGGGTGTAGCTTTCACAATTAAACTAGAAGTGCCGTGGGACTGGAGCGCATGTGATATCCCGGCTATTTGGTCTGTGGGTGGTGCATCAGGCAGCGGTGGTAGTGGCACAGGTTACGGCATCACACTACAGACAAACGGAGTAGATAACGTGGTGCAAACGCTGCTAAACTTAGAAGCAGGTACAAACATCACAATAACGGATAACGGAAATGGTACAGTAACTATTGATGCTGCAGGTGGTGGAGGTGGAGGCGGTGGGCCTTATGTGTCTACCGAGTGGAATGCAAACCACACCACAGCACAGGGCAACCCGTATCAGATTGGTGACCGTGTATGGTACAACGGCAGCGTGTATGCTTGCATTGCCAATAACGACGGAATCAATCCAAGTAACCCAGCGTACTGGACATTGCAAAGTGCAGGCTATCGCTTGCGTCAAACGCCTGTGGATTGGAATGCAGTAAATGGCGACTATCAAATACTGAATAAGCCTTTTATACCTGCCTATCTTGACGACCTTGCAGATGTTAATGCAGGCAGTCCTAACGATGGGGACATACTCGTTTATTTTGCATCAGGCAACGAATGGAAAAACCAACCCAACACAGGCGGTGGTACGGTAACGAGTGTAGGTTTGTTGGTACCTTCACCCGGTGTTCCTGCCTTTAGTGTATCGGGTAGTCCTGTTACCACATCGGGCAACCTTCAAATCAATGCGCTGGGTACATCATTACAGTATATAGACGGAGAGGGTGCGCTGCAAACGTTCCCGAATGTACCTAAGTTCCTTTCAGACCTTATCTCAGGTAGTGCGCCGGGTCAATTGTTACAATGGAACGGTACGCAATGGGTGGTAATTAGCATGCTTGCGCTTGATGATCTGTCTGATGTTAGTGCTACCACACCATCGAACGGTCAAGTGCTTGCGTATAATACAGGCACAGGTAAATGGGAAGCCTATACACTTCCATCGCTTAGCGGATATGTGCCATATGTAGGTGCAACACAAGACGTAGACCTTGACACATTTAAGTTAAGTGCAAGCAGCGTTTATATTGAAGGTACAAGCGGCAATGGTCATTTGCATTTAAAGCATCAAAGCGCGGATGCAACAGCCACAGGTCAAAGCACATCGCTGTGGGCAGATACGAATGGAGATATAAAATGGAAAAATGATGGTAATTATAAGACTACATTAAAGACCAGTGCTAACGTAGCCGACCGCACGTATACATTCCCGGATGAAGATTGTACATTAATGCCTCGCAATGCAGCCATAACGGGTGCGACAAAGACCAAGATTACATATGATGCAGATGGACTCGTAACAGCGGGTGCAGATTTGGCTGCGGGTGATATGCCAACGGGTATCGACGCGGCTAACATCGGAAGTGGTGCGGTATCTAATACTGAGTTCGGTTATTTGGATGGTGTTACTTCAGCCATTCAAACGCAGTTAAACAATAAAAAAGACACGGTCACCTATGGTAACGTTTACGCTGTTACGGTGGGTGCATCCTCTACGGTATATGCAGCGGTAAGTGGTCTTACTACTTTCAATGCAACAGAATCGAACCGACACTTTGCCGTGCCTGTTGCGGGTACGCTTAAGAACCTGTATGTAAAGATGAGCGGAACACAAAGTGCAACGGGAACGCTTGTGATTACCATGCGTAATAACGCATCATCAAGTGCAGTAACCGTAACCGTGTCTAATGCAGACGGTGCTTCTCCTACAAAGAGCGATAATGCAAACACTCTTGCGGTTGCAGCGGGTGATTTATTAGCTATCCAGTTGATCAATAACGCAACTGTGGCAAGTGCGTCTGTTGTATCTATCTCATTTGTAATTGAGCGTAGCTAATGAGCAATGAGTTTGAAAACATATTAAACGAGTATGCGCTTGCAGTTGTGGAGCGTGCGCAAAGTAACCTGCGCATCAAACGCAGGGTGCGTGGCAAGACGGTTAATCGTGTCGCTTCAGGTCGTTTGCTCAACTCGCTGTACTATAACCTAAAGATACGATATAACAAACCTACAATAGACTTTACCGTGTCTAATGATGAGGCAGGTAAGTACGCAGATGTTATCGAGTTTGGGCGTAAACCTTATCCAGGTGACCCAACTAAACGTCCACCATACAAGGACATCATGAAGTGGATTAAGTTGAAACCACTAAAGCTGCGCAATAGGCAGGGTGAATTTATAAAGGCAACGGAAAGCAACATAAAGAGTGCCGCAATTGCTATCGCAAAGAGCATAGGTGAAAAGGGTATAGAGGGCATTAACTACTACAGCGAGGCAATAGACGATACATGGGACGAATACAAAGACAGACTAATGGAAGGCTATATTAAATCAGTTGAAAACCGACTACTACTAAATAAAAGATAATGGCAATTACTATAAATGACCAGCCATACAACTGGGCGGTACGAGGGCAGAAGCTAATGATCATTGCAACGAGTACGGAAACTGCGCAAATCGGTTTTCGTTACGGTGTTGAGGTAGTGATTGAGGGCAAAACCTATAACTTTTATATACCCGCTGCGCCCGATAATAAGTTATACTTTGACCTCAACCCGCTAGTCGATGATATGCGCAATGTGTTAGGCCCAAATGAACACTACCAAACAGATGACACTGTAGATGATGATAGCAAACTAAATCTAAGCTTTACGCTTAGCGAGTGGTGGTTAGTTGCGGGTGTGCTAACACAGGCAGAAGGTAGCGAAATATCAGGTACTGAAAAGATAGTTATCAATGGCTACTACCAAGTCATTGACGGGTACAAACCAAACGTGCAAACAGGTAGCAACAAAGTCAAGTACTCGCTAACATCGACAAGCAGTCTACCGATGTCGGATAGGTTTGAGGGCATGGTCAATAATCTCCTTGCATCTACGTGGGGATTTGGCCCTACTGCAAACGCTGTGTGGATTCCTGTATTTGAAACAGACTACGGATTGCTATCGATACCCGGCAATGATACATACTTGACCAATAACACGGTAGACAGTTATAAGATTACTATCTATTCTAGCGCAGGCGCACCTACTACTGCAACGCTCAATCTAAACGGTTACGATATAGAAGGCTTGCCTGTTTACCCTGCCAACCTAAACGACTACACGGTGCTTGCTGTTAAGCCTTCGCTATTCCCTAACTGGAGATGTTACACGGTTACCGTGTTCAATGGTGGAACACAAAAGAGTGAGCCGTACATATTCTATAACGCGGGTGTGTATGGACAGCGTGACTGCAAGTATTACAACATGCGCCTCGCGTGGGTGAATAGCCGTGGCGGATGGGACTATTTTAACTTCATTAAGAAGTCTGAAACTACAGACGAGATAGATCGCAAGAAATTCCGCAAGGTGTTGTTTAATGGTACTACTACGGTATTCAATGCAACAGACCGTGGATTGCAAGAACGTAGAAACTTAGTGCAACAGGTTATAACCATAACCAGTGACTACATTAGTGAGGGTGAGTTTAAGTTCTTGCGTTCATTGCTTGTGAGCAATCAGGTTGAATGGCTAACAGAAGATTCAGGTAAGGCTATCAACATACCTGTCAACTTAGATGATACCTCGTATGTGGAAAAGAACACACGCGATGGTAAGCTTTACAACGTAACTTTAAAGATGCGAATCGCAAACGAATACTGGACATAACATGAACGGAGAAGTACAACTAATAGTTAAAGTACCCGGCACAGCACCGAGTGGTGTTGTATTGGCTACTGAATCGGGTGTAATAAATGATAGCGTTAACCCTCAAGAGGTGTTTAGCTATCCAAATGATATGAGCGCATATGTTGGTGGATATGTTCAAATACAAAGTGCAGTATATGGTGATTTAGGTACTTTTTTTATTAGCGCAGTTACAATAGACAACCCTGCCTTCTCCTATATTAGTCCAACCAATACGCAAATATTTACAACCGTTCCGTGGAACTTTAATGTCGGTGGTGCTGACTTACCGAACTTTAACTATATGCAGGCCGTGCCTTCCACGACCGATTACTATCTTGATTTATTTGAGAATGAGAGCATCAGTCAAAACTGGAAGTTTCAAGACCTCACTAACTTTACCTCACAGGGCGCATTCTCGCGTGAGTTCCGTGTCCCGTATAGCTTAAATAATCAGGAAGCATTAGGCGCATTGTTTGATGTAAACGTAACAGCCGGGACTGAAAACTATTTTCACTATAAGCTACCTGCGGAAATACGGGTGGATACCTTGCCCATCGCAACGGGTTATGTTCGCGTGCGCAAAGTATACAAGCAACAGAATAGAATTAATGAGGTAGAGTTAGCATTCTATGCTGAAACTCCAGACCTCGTGCGTAACATCGGGGAAAAGAAGCTAAGTGATATTGCTGCGCTTAGTACGCTAGATGAAACTATTAACTATGCATCTGTGACCAATCCAAACGCTAACCGTATTTGGACAATCTTAGATCGTGGTCAGTTATGGAGTGAAGGCGGTGAAGAAAACACTAGACCATTGACCTCGTCAACATCACCTGTATATGCGGGAGATTTAACACCTGCTATCAGTTGGTGGTGGCTATTTGAAAACATTATAAGTGATGCAGGTTTTGAACTAGCGGCAGGTACACTTGAGAATATACTTGAAACATACTGGATGCCGTGGCTTAACACGCAAAAGTTAAGCACTAGTAGCAATCTTAATTCTTATAATTTTCAAGCCTACCCTACTGCACAAACAGGTATCAATAATTTCTTTACTACTATACCTATCAATACGGAATTATTTGATAATAATAATGACTTTAATACTGCCACATATACCTACACAGCATCAGCGGGTGGTATACATACATTTAGAGCCATAGTTGAATTTACAAATCTATTGCCTAATCCAGTCGATGTAATCATTGCCTTGTCCATTAATGGTAGTACGGCATATAATGAGATGTGGCTAGGGGATATTAATAACGGTAGCATTATAGATACCACACTTTCAAGACCATTAGTAGCTGGTGATACGGTACAACTTCAGGTGTTGCAGGGCGCATTGCCAGCTAACGCATTTGTGTTTGTAGAGCCGGGTGATGGTACAACAAATAGTACATTCTTTACACTAGAATCAACTGACTTATTTTATGGGCAAACAATGTTCTATCAATTGAATGCGCCTGATATGAAGCAGATTGATTTAGTGACGGATGTAATCAAAATGCACAACTGTGCTATTGTCCCAGATAGGACAATTGCAAATAAAATATACATTGTGCCACAAAATAGTTACTTAGGTAGTGGCGATACTTTAGACTGGACACCTAAACTTGACATATCAAAAGACATTGTATTAAGTAGCACTACGGATCTACAGAAGGCAAAGTTCCAATTTACTTATACGGCAGGTGAAGAACTTACAGCTAAACCTTATAGAAATGTAAATAGAATTTACGGTGATTACGAAGCGGTAGGATATACAGTAAATCCAAATACTGCACCTAGTGACTTTGCAATAGGTGACCAAAAGATACAGCTTGTTACACGCTCTACACCATCAGGCGTGTTAAATGGTAGTGGCTACGTGATACCGTTATTTTATAATGATAGTTTAGAATTTGTTGCACCTGGGCCTCGTTGTCTATTTGAAGCTGGAACGGTTAACATCAAACTATTTAATGATTCAACTCTAACTGTTGTTACTGAACCAATACCCGTTTTAAATAATTACAGTCAAGTCAACGCAAACATTGATGATGAGGATTTGAATTGGGCACCTGAAGTGCCGCCCCACGCCATTACAGCAAACCCATACAATAACTTATTCAATAAGTACTGGCGCAGTTATATGAATGCTTTGTATTCACCAGAGGGTCGAATTATGGAAGCATCGTTTGCGCTTGATCTAAAGGATATACTCACATTCAAGTTTAGCGATAAGGTTTGGATACAGGATAGCTATTGGCGCATCCTTGAGATTACCGATTACAAGGTTGGCAATTACGAAAGCACAAAGGTTAAGCTGCTGAAGATAGTTGAAGAAAGTGAAGATTGCAGCGGTACACCCGCATCGATTAGTGTGAATGGTGAAGTGAATTTTGAAGATGCAAATGGTGACCCAATAGAAGCGACTCAAGATTGTTGCTTGCGTTATGGTTATGATTGGGATGAAACAGCGGGGGTTTGCTGGGCGTTTACCTTAAATGGTAATAGACCAATACCACCAACTCAAGGCAGTCCTACTAATCCTTCGCCACGTGTCATTAAAACAGCAAGGCAAACAAGAGCCATACTCAACAGTACCATTAATGGTCAAGAGGTATCTATTGTAGACGGTAATAAGAACATGCTTGCCGTAGGTGAGAACTTGACACTAACAGCCGATGTGCAGGGCAGCACCCTGTTAGGTAAAAATGTTGATACCAATCTACCCGGTATTCACATAGGTGGTGGTTATCGTGATGGTCTTGTAGGCAATTCAGCATATACAGGATGGGCGCAGCATGGCACGGTTATCTTGCACAAACAAATAAATTTTGCTGCTTCACCACAAACTGATGAACTCTATGTGGAGGGTGTAGTGGGTACGCATATTAACATACCCGAGGATTCTCTATGGTCTTGTATTTTGAACTTTACAATTAAAGACATTGCATCTACTTTGTATGAATCAAGCGTGTATCATTTTAGCATTGATAAACAAGCAGGGGCAACTGTATTAGCGGCCATTAATCAAATAAGCGTGACGGGTGCAATACCGGGTGTTGCTATAGTGGTGGGTGTTGATGTGGTAACGAATCCAATTGAGGCACGCATCAATGTAACAATGACAGGTACACCAACGGGAAACATGGTAGCCGTTGCATCAGTAGAATACCAACAGCACAAAACAACATAATATGGACAACATCAAAAACTCATTGCGCTATTTACAGCTAGGCATTAAGACCTTACCACAACACGTGTATTCACTTCGCCCGTGGCAGCGTGTGCTGTGGTTTGTCACCTTGTATGTATGGCGCACGTTTCTTTTTTTTACTATAATTTACCTAATAGCTAAACTTATTTACTAATGGCTGAACCTATTGTACGGAGTTTTGTAATTGACACAACGCAGGCTGAGCAAAATCTGAAGAGCCTTGATGCAGTAACGAGCACAACTAATGCTGCGCTTGATACTTTGTATAACCAACTTATAAGCTTGGATGCACAGCTTCAGAAACTTGACCCGAATAGTCAAGCCTTTGCTGAAGTCAATACCCAAATACAGCAATTAGAAACCACAATTACAGGTATTGAAACGGGAAAGATTGATGATATTGGTAAGGCTATTGAGAGCATTGACGCTGGCAATGCAGCACAAAGCATCGAGCAAGTAGGTGATGCTGTGCAACAGGTTGTTGCGCCTGTAGATAATCTTGCTACTGCGACCGATAAACTTAACACCGAACTCAAAGAAACGAAGGTAGACACCACAAGCATAGAGGGTGCATCTCAAGACTTTAAAGAGTTAGCCGTACAAGAGGAAACAGTAGTTACATCCAGCAAGTCACTTAAGGCGCAGCTACGTGAATTACAGGCACAGCTTGCAGCTACTGACCCGCAAACAGAAAAGTATCGTCAGTTATCACAGGCAGCGGGTGAACTTAAAGATAAGATACAGGATGCAGCACAGGCAGTAGGCACACAGGCGGGGGGTGCGTTCGAGCGTGTAGGTGGATCATTAGGACTGGTCACATCCCGTATTGCTAACCTTGACTTTGAAGGTGCGGCAGAAGGTGCAAAGCTACTTGCACAAAACATTACGCAGATTAAGCCGGGTGATATTGCCAAAGGTATAAGC